ACTAGGTAATCCTGAATCATATAGATCGCAGATAGCTCTTACTGATGAATATTCAATACAGGCACCTGCTTCTAGCACATATGACTATGCAAACATTTATACAGTAAATAATACATTAAACCTTTATGGTTTTAATGATGCAGGTGCTACTAACGATGACTACAATATAAATGTAGTTGCAAGATCAGGTATCGTACTATTAGAGTCTATTAACCCTGTTCTTACATCTACACAATCTGCTTTATTAAACACAAATTCTAGACAATTCGAAATAACAAATGGTGCACTTTCAGTATCTGTGCCACCTGTTACACCTTCAAGTGCCAATACAGGCGGTTCTATAGTTACACATAGACTTGCAGATACGAGTGTAGCATTTGATATTACTCATAATAGCAATCTATCTTCTAGTTATCCTGGCTATTGGCCAGTAGGTCCACAAGGTAAAAGTATTAGATTATTAACAACTGACCAGAATACTGGTGCCAGCCAAACATATCTAAATTTACAGACATTTACTAACGGTAGAATAGGTATAGGTTATTTCGGTGCAGCAGGCATTAATAATGTAAATGGTAAATTAGCAATAAACGGAGGATCTAGTTACCCTTCAGGTAATAGTGTGTCTAATATAACTTTTCCTGGTATTATAGTTGGTAATACATGGTCAAATTCTACATCAATTACTTTTAATAACCCAGGCGGTTCAACTGATCCGGGTATTATAGGTAATTCTATTTTCCTTGAAGGTCAATTATCTTCTGCTAGAAATATAAGTACACCTACACAGTTGGTAACACTCGGTACATCTGCATTTAATTCTATAAATGTTTACTCTTCGATAAACATGCAACAGGGTATGATAGGTTTTAATAGCTATAAACCCGGTGGCACAGGGAAATTGGCATCAATGGGAAGTACAGACGCTGGTGGTAACTGGTATATAGGACCTGGTTCATGGCTTCATCAATACATACCTGCGACTGGAACGACAGATAACTTAGTTAACAGCCTTGTTATAGGAGGTAACACTACTAATAATACAACACAGGATTCTACATATGTTAATCTTAGGACGTCTATAATGATAGACACTGTAGAACAGCAGGTTTTATTAAATTCTCAAGCTAGATTTACGCCAGCAGGTAACGTTAGGATGCCTAATTTTATTTCCCACGGTGGTGCTATAATAGGTAGAGTTAGACCGAGTAATATACCGACATTGATTTTTGGCCATGAGGATGAAATTAGTAATAAGAATGTAATAATTGGTTATCCTTCAGGTACTGCAACTCTTTCAACTTCACCTAGAATTATAACAACAACCCCAGGTGATACTTTAGTAAGTAGCAGATCTAATCACACTTATATTGGAACACCTGTATTTAATGGTAGTTTTAATTTCACACAAAGCGATGAATTAAGAACTGCAACAAATACATCTATAACAAGCTTTAGCGGTGGTGTGTATAACACATATTTCCCATCTTCTTATAGTCAGTTTAAGATTATACACGGCGTTAATTACACATTAGCGCCAAGTTCAAGCTTCTTAAGTACTACACAAAATCCATATGATGCTGGTCTAGGCTTAGAATTAGAATCTAGATCACTTTACTTAGATTATGGAAACCCGGGTGGAGGATATGAAAATATAGCTAGAACACCTATAGTTTTAGGTAGCAGTGGTACTCAAATTAAGGGAAATAGGTCTTTGTTAGTTACTAAATCTTCAATAACTTCTACAAATAACATTACCACATATTCACCTATTGTATTATTTGAAATAGCACCTACTAATCATGTGGCAATAGGTAAAGCAATAGTCTTTCCTTTAAAATCGGTAAATGTAGGAGCAACAAGCTTGAAGTCTGCTACGCCTGGAGGCGGTGCTGCAGATACTACTATTACTATTAGTAATATAGTTACTAATTTAACATCAACTAATGCGGGTAGATGGGCAGATATTTCTCAAGGTATTACTGTTATAACACCCGATACCAGTAGAAGTTTACTTATTAGTAGAATTAGCGTAGGATCAAGACCATCGGGTAATATGCTCGACCTAGATCAAAATGCTTTTGATATTCAAGCCGGAATTACTATTGATTTAGGAGCATATATAACAGGCACAACATCAAGTATTTTACCCGCATTATTACAATCTTATAAAAATAGTGTAAGTCCTAATTCTGCGTCTATAACTTCATCTAATATAGCATACAGCTCAAAGTCAGGTAATCCCGCATACGGTTTATTAACAGGTGCACCATTAGGTATAAAACCAGGGTATATTGTACACGATGACGTTGGTACAGGAACTTCATCTAGATTTATGAAAGGTGTAGACACTTTTATAGAAGGTGGTGATTTATTTTATAGCGGTAGTCAATACCCATTCGATGGAATGAATGCTGGTGATGTTTATTTGTCAGGTGGTCAAACATATAAAGAATTTTTAGGAGTTTCAGGTGGTATTTCAGGTTTCGGTGATCCTGTCGTTGATTTTTCTGATTCTAACTTTGGTAATGTTTATTTAGCCACGCGATTAACTAGTTATTCAAACGCTTCATATACCGCACCCGGACCTTCACGTGCAGGTAATGTATATGTTGGTTATAGTTCGGATGTTGCTGGTAATTTTAAAGCCAATGTATTTAGGCCTACAGGTAATGCATTGTTGAATGTTTCAGCACCTACGCAATCTGTTGAAAGTGTTTCAATTCCTATTGACGCTCAAGCTGCAGGAAGAGCTATAAACATTCAAAGAGGTGATATAGTTACTAGGAACCAAGATGCAGGCTGGACTGAAATAAATCTTGTAGATACCCAATTTATAAATCAAGTTGGTCAGCAAGGTGGATCTAATATATTTGAAAGTGAGAATATATTTTGTTATAACGGAGCTAATATTGGAGCTAAAACTTATTTTCCAACTTCATCAGTATTTGGTTATAATATAAACCCACAATGGAAAATTAGATATAAAGTAATAGGTTATACTGTACATTATATTATATCACTTGTCGCTCTTAGATGGACTGTTATAGCGTCTAACGCAGCCAAGGGAGATCTTATTTTTCTAACGAATGCTAATAATTTATTTAGCACAAATCCTAATACGAGTTTATTACCTAGACCTAAATTAGGTTGGACATCTGCATACCCGGCAGTCGGCCAATCATTTAATATGCCGTTTAATCAAGAATCAGCGTCCTTTAGTGGTAGCGGTCATATGTATTTACATCAAAGCCCAACTGATGCAAACTTCCCATGGACAAATGTAGGTCTTCTTGGACCAATTACTGTAACACCGATCGCTGCAGCATATGATTTTTCTCAAGATAGAATTACTATTTATAAATCAGGATCTTCTATGTTTATGAGTGATACTGCTACTGATTATTCCAACCAAGGTGTTGAAAGATACCTATCTAGCAGATTTTTAATTCCTCTAAATGGTCGAAATATGGGTGATAGTTCAAACGCTGCAGTAGGTACACAGATACCTGTAGACGTTTATATAAGCGGTACATATGAATTAGACCCTCAATACTGGTTCCCTTCTTAATTTTTAATAAATAATACATGAAAAAGCAATTAGACCTAGAAGAACAGTTAACAATAGCTAGCCTGATGGATGATTATAGAAATATCCATGATGAAATAAATAAAGTTGAAAAGAAACTTACACTTCTAAGTAAAAAACAAGAAAAGCTTTCAATTGATCTAGATAATGCTAGACAAAATGAGAAAAACTTTGGTGATTACTTAAAACAAAAATACGGTCCCGGTAAATTAGATACCATGACCTTAGAATATACAGTTGAATAATGGCATCTACATCTAAATATCTACAACTTAATTCACAGATACTTCTTGAGTATATCTACCAAGACCCATCTGCACCTACAGTGATCGACACAGATCTGAATGGTGCACGTTGTATGATATTGGATAATAGCTATACTGGTACTAATTTTCTTTTTACTGAAGATAATCCTTATGTACCGACTGGTAACTATAGAACATATAGTGCAATACCTATCAATAGTAAAAGAACTAGATACGCGTACTTAACTACGAATGTGCCGCTTAACTATCTAGACTATGATACTAATCTACCGGATGTAGCCAGTCTTTTAGCACAATTAACTACACCACCTAACGTACCAACTGAAGCACTTCAATACGATACAATTCGATTACATCTTATTTCAGGTTATTCAATTGCTACACAGGGTGATGGTTTTATATTTGAAGCACAGTTTACAGATAAGGCAGGTAAGAAACAAAACTTAACCTCTATTGCCTATCTGAATACTGACAGCTATGAAACCTTAAATCCTGATGAGTTTGTAGTAGGTGAAAGATTGTATACAAGATATATTGAAATTAAGATACCCGCAGTAAGCTATCTTAATGATGTTACTATATCTAATCCTAACGTACCGACTACGTTATCTTATTTGATGAGTTATGGTAAAGGTGTTCAGCCTACTTCCATGATTGACTTTTCACTTAAGACAATTACAACAACTGAGGTAGTTAATGGTTATAAGTTCTTTATTACTGGTAATAATGTTACAACATCTATTAGTAGAACAGATGAATACACTGGCCTTTCTGCTGTAGTGCAGGAGTCGACTTCAGGTGATTATTTCGAACTGTATGGTGAGTATAATGGCGATATCTACGAAGATTTCATTGTAACCCTAGACCAGCAGGCTAATACCAAGATTGTAGTATTCCATGACATCAAGGTTATTGAACAGGTTGGTAGTAGTTTCTTAAAGACCAGTGAAAACTCATTCCTACAGAGTGATAATTTTGGAGTGTCCTATAAGTTTAGACCGATAGTCTTAAACTCTGCTATAGCAACTTCATATCAAATTGAGTACACACTTAGAATATACAATACCTATGATAACTCTCAGATATTGAGACAGGCGCAGTATTCAAGTTTTGATGTTAAGAAATATGGTAGAAGAATACGTAAGATAAATTTAGGACTTGAGCCAAATGTAGCTAAGGTTTATAATGTCCTGCCTGATAATAAACCTGTTGTGAACTTGACTAACTATAACAGAATGAATCTACAGGTACAGGGTCAAGCACCGGTTGTACAGACAGAGTTTGTTACAAGTTTTGTAGATAGAAATAGAATCAGTGCTAGTGTATCAGCAGTTAAAATAGTTCCTGCAACTGTACAGCAAGGTGATGTTATACCTACAGCTGCAGGTGAATCAACAAGTTTCTCTGATATTCCACTTAAGATACAACAGATATCTGAAACTGATAAAGTTTATCAACAGGGTGAAGCACCTATTGGAGTATCACCTTTCGATAACTTCTATCAATTTATCATTTATAATAACGCGGTATCAACAGCTTTAGGCGTTGGAGAACCGCAGCTTCTAGACTTAACACAAGTTGGTACAGTTTATATCAACTTTTTTGATAAAGCTACAGGCCTAAAGATAAAGCTTAAGAGCTATACAAATATAAAAGACTTGAATCCAGCTAATGGTGAAGTCGTATTTAAGATACCGGCTGAAGAGTCTAGTAAAATCTTAGGTATGAAAGACAAGAACTATTATTTGTCTACAGTATTAGAAACAGGCGGTGGTACAAGCGAAGAAACACTTCTTTATAATGGTATGTGGTTTAGTGTTGAAGAGAAAAATACTAAAGTAGCATCTGACGTTATTGAAGATTTACAGACTTCATTTGCGGATTTAGGTGAGGCTTCAACTGCAATTATAACTTCTAGAGACGCAGAGATCGCAGCACTTAAAGCTGAGATTGATTATCAGAAACAATATATTAGTGGATTAGAGGCTAAAGTCTCAGAATTTGGTGGTGACCTTGCTGCAGTTCAATCTTCTCTATCACAGGCTCAAGATGCTATAGCACAGCAGCAGACGATATATGAACAGGTAATTGCCGGTATTACTAATTCTAGCAATGATCTTTTACAAAGTATTATAGCTTCTACAACTACTGCTAATAGTAATGCTGGATCAAAGGACCCTAATGTAGTATACATTAATGGTCAGCCTGTTAGCCCAAATCCTAATTACGGTAATACTAATTCAAATCAAAACCAAGGTGATAAAGCAACTTCTGAATATATTCTTCAACAACAAAAGGGTATAAGTAGCTCAAACGTGGTTATAAACAATGGTGATGGTACTAAATCCGGTTCAATTAACCAGAGTGATAACACTAAGGGATTATAAAACAATAATTAAAAATGCTATTAAACGCTAGGGATAATTTATTTCAATTTGGTTTTCCAAGAACTTTTATACCAAAGGAAGTTGCAGATAAGTATAGACAATATCTAAACAGAATACCTGGTAACATAATTGAGGAACCAATTGATTTTATAAACTATACTATACAGTCTATCAATTTTCCAGGTATGGGTTTTGATCCAGTTCAACAGGCTCAATATCCAGGTAGACAGATTCTATTTAGATCAAGCTTGCCAGTACAGGAATTATTCCAGAAAGAGCTTACTGTTACATTTCAGTTAGTTGATGGTTACATTAACTATTGGATCCTGTTAGATACATTAACCTATTACTACAATTTCTCTACAGAGAAACCATACTCTGAAGCTTTAAACCTTCGTATACTTGATAGTGAAGGTAACGGTTTGGTAACAGCGACAATGAAAAAGACCCTAATCAAGAGTATTAGTGACTTGCAAATGAGCTTTGCGAGCAATGTAGCCGAGTTCAAAACTTTTGATCTTAGTATAGCCTATAATGAGTTAGAGGTCAGGGTTGAATTAGACTAATATATAGATAAACAAGTAACAAGAATGAAGACTTATAACGATTTCATAAAAGAAAGTTTAACCTACAGCGATGAGATTGTAGCCTTGAATGAAAGTTATATCACTGAACTTACAGCAGAGCAGGAAAAACAAGTTGATGAGGCTATAGATCGTTTCATTAATGAGTATCTTAATAGTGGTAAAACTATGGAAGACCTGCAGCAGGATATTATGAATGAAGGTTTTATAGGTTCTATTCTTGGTGGTCTTGCAGGTTTTGCACTTGGTAGCTCAGTTGGTAAAATTATAGCTAAAGTACTAGGCGTAGGCCCAGGTATACTTTATGATATGCTTACCAGTCGTCTTGTTGGTGCAGCTTTAGGCTCAGCACTTGGTTCACGTATCTAATAACCCTTTAATCTTATTTTTATGTTTGTTGGTATCGACTTTTCTATAAACTCACCAGGTATATGCATTATCCATGGGGATCAATGTCACTGGATTAGTAATTCAATAGGTCCTAAAACTAAAGCAGAAACTTCTTATGTAGATCGTATTAAGAATTGCGCTGACGTGTCTTATATTCAATTTGAGAGTACTACATCATCACAAGAAAGCATTGACAGCTACAGTGATAATGAGTATCATAAAATCATCCGTTACATTAGCAGGGCTAATCAAATACGTGAAATAATCTTCAACACCGTAGAAGGTCTTAACTATACAGGGCCGATACATTTTGGATTTGAGGGTTTCTCCTATGGTTCTAATACAAACAACATTATTGATATTGCAATTGCAACCGGCTTTCTAAAGGAGAGATTGATTGAGTATTGCTCTACCCATAATATTGATATGACACTTGACGTTATGGCACCTGGTACTATTAAAAAGCATGCAGGCTCTGGTCGTTATAATAAAAAAGAGATGTACGAAGTCTTTGCCGAGAATAGACACTCTGATGGTAAGCTAGAAAAATCTGACTTCTGGAATTTAGCCCAATCTATAAGAGGCCTGAAGAAGTTACCAAAGCCGACTGACGACTTGATAGACTCTTACTTTGTAGCAAATGCTCTGATGGGGAAATATGTTAGCCTGGCTACCTAGAGACTAGTCCTACCTAGGGAATTAAGAACTTAATTATTGTACACAGCCATAGAGGTATTGTTTCAAGGCCTACTGTAAATTCCATAAAGTTTATCGCCAGGCATCTTTCTTGAAACCTTTCTGTATTAAAACGATATATATTACATACTGATTTAACAAGATTACTGGCCAGTTACAAGTTATTTTAGGCAAATTAAAAGGCAAATTAAATTTTATTACAATGGCAAAAAAACCACAAGAGGATTTTGATATCTTTTCTACCAGCGTCGGTGATATCGATCTTTACAAAAGAGAGAAAAAAGACAGCGTGTTCTATTCTCCTAAAGCAAAAGAAGGCGCAGATGGCACATACAAGGCACTGATCAGATTCATGCCTAATGTCAAAAACCCAAAACAACCTATCATCCGTAAATTTACCTATTGGTTGGAAAGCCCAGACGGTAAAGGTCAAACATTTGATAGCCCTTCAACCGTAGGTGAAAAGTGTCCTATTCAACAAACGTTCTATCGTTTGAAAAATAGCGAATCAGCTGCAGATCGCAGAATGGCTGAGAAGCTTAAGAGAAAAGAGCAATTCTATTCACTTATCAAAGTTATTAAAGATCCACAAAAGCCTGAAAATGAAGGCCGTTATTTTATCCTTAAGTACGGTACTAAGTTGAAGCAAAAGATTGACGATGAAATGTCACCTAGCTTTGATGAACCAACTCAAATCTTTAACCCACTTACAGGTAAAAACTTTGAGCTTATCGTAACCAAGCAAGGTGATTACAACAACTATGACACGTCTAAATTCCAAAGCAAAAAAACTCCTGTTATCGTTAATGGTCAGCCTGCTGATAATACTTCAGAATGTAAAGATGCTATTCTCAAAGAATTGAGTGATTCACCTGATTTAAGTACATTTGAATATCAAGCATGGAATGATGAAGAACGTACAAGAGTTGAAAAGTTTCTTTCATACTACACTTCAAGAGGTAGTTCAATTGACGCAGTAGTAAATGCAAAGCCTAAGGCTGCATCTACATTTGAGTCTGATAGCAGCGAAGATGATGATATGTTTTCTGCTCCTGCTCCGAAAGAAACACCTAAACCTAAAAAGGAAGCTGAATCAAAACCGTCTAACAACGACGAAGATCTTGACTCTTTCCTAGATGGATTAGGTATTTAATCATCCAGTATAATCAAAAGGGAGTCTTACGGCTCCCTTTTTTACTTTTAACAAATGCTAGCATTGGATAATAAGTTTCAAATAGACGAGGCGTTTAGAAACAAGGTAGAAGGTTTAGTTGAAGATATACTAACTTCCGCACATGGTCGAGGGGCTAAAGCAAGAATTAAGCGAATGCACAACCGCTTAAACTTTGCATGTCCCTATTGTGGCGATAGTAGCAATGACATGCTTAAGAAAAGGGGTAACCTATTTTGGGACACTTTATACTACCACTGCTATAACTATGGCTGCAAAACCCATAAATCGGTAAATGAATTTATAAATGACTACATACCTAATGGCCTAAGCAGTAATGAAAGAATTGGTGTAATTGACTATATCAAGTCAAATAATAAAAAGACGGTTAGGCAAACTGTTAAGTACGAGATATTCGAGAAGCTATATAAATTAGCAGTACCTGTTGATTTGTTCATGGAAAGAACCGGTACAAAGAGAATAAAAGAAGGTGATACTGCATATGAATATCTCAAGGGTAGATTGCTAACCAGATCTCTAGATGGTTTTACATTTGGAAATAACAAACTGTACATTCTTAATCTAACAAATGACAGTAAACGGGTTGTTGGTTTTCAAATGAGAAATCTGGGTAGATCTGGTTCAAAGTATCAAACATATAATATCGAAAAGCTATACGGATTCTGTGGCTTAGAATTACCTGAAGACGCAGACGTTGAAAAGCTAAATGATGTATCTACTCTTTTCGGTATACTTGATATAGATTTTACTAGACCAGTTACCGTATTTGAAGGACCGATAGACGCAAAGTTTATAGGTAATAGTTTAGCATTATGTACGGTAGGTAGAAATGTTGAGCAATTTCAAGATATACCAACAGTCAGATATATGTTTGACAATGACCGATCAGGTAAAGAAGCAATGCGAGGTCTTCTTAAAACCGGTAAAGAAGTTTTCTTATGGTCTAAGTTTATATCTGAACACGGTCTAACTGAATACAATATAAAGGATATGAACGACCTGATTATTACATGCTATAAGAATAAACTACAGGCGTATAAATATATTAGTAGCTATTTTTCATCTAACGGTTTAGATAGTTTCTATGTATAAAAATAACGAATGGATAATGGAAGAACTTGATAAATTTAATCAAGACCATGAAACGCACCTTAAGAAATTTAAGCTCTTGTTAGAGGATTTACCTTCAGCTAACTATGATTATAATGGCAAAACAATTTCAGAATTTCAAGTAAAAACAAAGAAGAGAAAGGTTATCATTTATAAAAAGGAATCTGATAACGAGGATAAATTATTTTAACTATGGAAAATCAAACAGAATTAGATAAACTTAACGATCTTGAAAAATTCCTAGAAAAGCAAAGAAGCGAGTGGGGAGATAGGATCGTTGAATTGATAAGTAAGATCAGGGAATTTGAAAACTTGGCAGAAGCTCAGGTTACCATGCTTAGTTATCGCCACATGATAATAGATCAGATCGCTAAGATAAACATAACCTTAAGAAAAAGAGAGTCATCTTACAATATCCAATACAAGAATAAATTTCTTGAGTACTTCAACTATGACTATAAGCTAAATGACAAGCAAAAAGTTAATATGGTTGAAGCCGATCTTTCTATACTTGATAGACAAATAGGTTTTCTTACCGCACAGATCGAGTATTTTAAGGAGTGTATAAAAACACTAGACAATGTTGGATGGGCAATTAAGAATAGACTTAACATCAATGAACTAGCATAAAGTGAAACTTGAACTAAGTGAAGATAATAAGTATCTAATCGTAGCTGAGGCAACCGACATCGAGATTGAACAACTTCGAATATGCTTGACCAGAAAGGTAAATGGATGGAGGTTTCATCCGCTGGTTAAACAGGGTCACTGGGATGGTAATGTTTCATATTTCTTAAAAGATAGATTCATACCAGTAGGTTTATGGAGAGAAGTTACAGACATCTGTAAGAAGTTTAATTATGAAATTGAAATCGAGGGTATAAGAAGACTTTTCGATAACACAATTAAATTTGAAGAATTTGAACAATGGGTAAAAGATTATTTCCAAGGTTTCAACATGGAAATAAGACCATATCAAGTAGAAGCGGCGTACCGTGTTCTAAAGAATAGAGTATGCGTAGCTGAGCTTGCAACGTCTGCAGGTAAGACACTTATTTCATATATCATTGTATCATATCTCCTGCAAAAGGAAAAAGCCAAGAAGATTCTATTTATAGTACCCAGCGTAAGCCTTGTAACACAGGGTGTAAGCGACTTTAAAAGCTATGCCAGATTCGTTGAGAATCCTGTTAAAATTAAATTCCAAGAGGTTTATGCCGGTCAAGCACCGAAAGCGGATTATAATTTTGTAATAGGTACTTATCAGTCATTGTCTAAAAAGCCTAAAGAATACTATGAAGACTTTGATGCGGTTATAGTAGATGAGACACACAAGGTTAAAGCCCAGTCTATCAAACAAATCCTGGAAAAATGTGTAAATGCAGTTTACAGATTTGGTCTTTCTGGTACAATACCTAAACCTGAAACACTTGACAGGCTCACCTTGATGAGCTATACTGGTCCACTGATCACCGAAGTTAGTGCGAACTATCTGGCGTCTGAAGGCTTTGTGACAAAATGTAGAGTACAGGTTATAGAAATGGACTATGCGCCAGAAGAGGTTAAAGTAGCATTCTCTAATTTAAGCCGAACGCCCAGTAGAAAAGAATTGTACCAAATGGAACAAGACTTCATTGTCAAAAACAATGAGCGTCTTAATTTCATTGCTGATGTAATAGGCAGATCAACTAAAAGTAGTCTTGTGCTTTTCCATAGAATTGAACACGGTCAAAAGCTATATAAACTCTTAAGGGAAAAGTTCAGCCGACCTATCTATTATGTAGACGGTGGAACAGATGCTGAAATACGAGATGTGTATAAGGATAAAATGGAAAAATCTGAAAATGTTATTCTTATTGCCAGCTTCGGTACATTCAGTACAGGTATCAGCATTAAGAATATACACAATATCTTCTTTACAGAATCCTTTAAGTCTGAAATTATTGTAAGACAAAGTATAGGTCGAGGTCTGAGACTACACAAAGACAAGGAATTGTTAACCATAATCGACTTCGTCGATAACTTTAATTATGACGGCTGGGAAGGTTATCTCTATAAACACAGTAAAGAGAGGCAGAAGATTTACAAAGATCAGAAATTTTCGTACGCAGTTAAACAGGTTAAATTCTGATATATAATCAAAAACCTAGGGTTATGCCTGTAAAGAATTATAAAGACTTCATAAGCGAAGAGACAAGTGATCTATCAATAGTGCCAAAGGAAATGGCCAATGGTGATATGTCTGAAGAGCAAGAAATGGCAATAGGCCAGCTCAAAACCACAATAGACCATGCCAGCGAACTAATCAATCTTATCGGCAATGTTAAAGATATTGAAGCATGGGTTCAAAGCAAGATAACTACCGCAGCAGACTATGTTGAAACAGTACATAGTTATATGCAAAGTCGATTAGACAATAAAAGTGAAAATCCAAAATAAACAAATAATTAAAATGAAAAATCTAATGTCATTTGAAAATTTTACTCAGCGTGTTAAGACAGACTCTGAAGCTAAAGTTATTGAAAAAAAGACTATGACTCAAAAATCAATGGGTGTAGCATTTGAAAATCTTCTTAGAGAATTTGATGTAACTAACCCATCTGAGATCACTGAAGAGCAAAAGTCTGCGTTCATGGAAAAGCTTTTCAGTGCAGAAGCTATGAATGAACTTTCTAGCCCTTCTACAGGTTCAGAAGTAAATGAAGCTGATATCAAGACAGATGATGATTTCAGAGAGTATGTAAACACTATTCTTAAGCAACAACACCCAGATGATTTTGATGAAGCTAAAGCTAAAGAAGTAGCATCTGGTCTTCTTGCTAAGAAAAAGGGTGACGATTACGGTACTCTTATCGGAATGTTAAATAAAGCCTAATACATGAAATTACTTTCGTTTGATGCATTCGTAAATGAAATGTATCAGCCAGTCTTTGAAGGCGGTGCAGCAGGACATATGATGCACCCCTTTGACGATGCTGAACTTACATTTGACGATTTTAGAAAAATGATTGAAGCAGGTCTTTCTGGTGAATTAAATTTCGAGGAAGACCCTACGGAAAAGACCGATGGTCAAAATATCTTTGCCACAGTAAAAGATGGTAAAGCAATGTTTGCCCGTAACAAGGGTCAGCTTCAGAATCCAATAGATCTTTCAGGTGTTCAAAATATGTTTGCAGACCATCCATCAGAAATGGTTAGAGACACGTTTACGCTTGCGGCTAAAGATTTAGCTAAAGGCCTAGAGGGTTTATCAAAGAATGACCAAGATTCATACTTTGAAAATGGATTAAATTTCATGAATATGGAACTTATCTACTCTAAGAACTCAAACGTTATTAACTACGATAGAGATGTTATCCAATTTCACGGTATTAAAAAGACTGATGGTCAAGGTAACATCACAGGTGAAGATAGTAAATCAGCTAAAGATTTAGCAAAGATTATTAAAGACGCCAACAATCATATCGGTGATGTATTTGAAATCATTCCACCTCAGGCTCTTAAAGTTGCTAAAGAAGCGGACTTCGATGCTAAGAAAGGTTACTTTATGCAAAAGGTTAATAAGCTTCAAGATGAGTTTAAACTTGCTGCAGGTGATCCTGTTTCTAAATACCATGAAATGTGGTGGAGAAGAGAGATAGACAAATCGTTCCCTAAACTTGAACAATCCATTAAAGACGGTTTAGTATTAAGATGGGCATATGACGATAAGAAGTCATTAGATCTTAGAGCTCTTGCCAAGATGATATCACCAGAAGAGATGGAAGCTATCAAGACGTACGATAAAGAAGACGTTAAAAAGAAGTATAAAGAAAACATTAGACCATTCGAAGATTTATTCTTGGAATTAGGATCTGTTGTTCTTAAGAATGCTTCTAACTTCCTGGCTCTTTCACCTGATGCAGAGAAGCAAAGACTTCATGATACAATTAGAAAAGAATCTGAAGCCATTAAATTAAATGGTGACACCAAGCAAATCGAAAAGGTTGAATCAGAGTTAGCTAGATTAGCCCGTATTGGTGGTATTGAGTCAATCATACCAACTGAAGGTCTTGTCTTTAAATATAAAGGCGGTATGTACAAATTAACTGGTACATTCGCTGCAATTAACCAATTAATGGGAATTATTAAATACGGTAGATAATGGCACTTACAAATCTCAAGCAGATATTCAAAGACAGAGGTAGAAGTTTTATTGAAAATCTATTCACTAAATACGTAATAGTAAGTGAGCAGATGGATGGCTCTCGTTTTACAATCATGAGAACCCAGAATGGTTCGCTTGAGTATTGTAAGAAAGACGGTAGTACCATCAACTTCATTGACAGAACCATGATGGTATTCTATGAAAAGGCGATTGAGCACTTTGAAGGATTAGGTATGGAGACCGTTGTTAAAATGCCTGACAATTGGGTATTTGGCTTTCAATATTTTCCATCTGTAGCACCTGTCAACATCGTCTATGACAGACTACCAAAGAACAACTTAATACTTACCGACATCCAGATTACAAATGGTCAAGGTAGAGTATTAAAAACCATATCTGACCCTAGAGTACTTGGTGATTGGGCTAAAACTCTTGATGTTGAAAATCCGCCGATTATTCATAACGGATATCTAACATCACTACAGAAAGAAAAGATAATGGACTACTTAAGTACTCCAGAATCTAACCTTTTATCAATGTTCAATAGCCTATCTTTTACCAGATACATTATTAGCATTCTTAATCCTGATCTTAGAACCAGTGCCTTAATGAATGACATCGATAAACCAATCGAGGGTATTGTCTTTAAGTTTATTACACCAGGTGAAAGTGAAGTCTACTCTGCTAGACTTATAGATCCAATTATGCATCAGCATTCAATGAACGTCACTAAACCGGTTGATAGAAAGGCTAATGACATGTATCAGATAGCAATGCTAGACATAATTGAATTTATGGAACTGGTAAATCTAAATGATATACAACTTAATAGTGAATCACCAGATGAAAGATACATTGAATTGATCTGTATCTTATTCAATGATTACATTCAAAAGAATGGTCATAAATATATTGGTGTTGACTTTGAAACACCTGATTTTGCAAAGAAGCCTGAGTTTGAAATAAACTTAGCTACTATACCTAATGAAAGAACAAGAGAAATCCTTAAGAATAGTAGGCTGAATGACCTTTTCAAAATCGTTATCAGCTCTTTTAGAAAGTATAGAAAGAACACGACTGCAATACTAACCAAGCAGATTGTAGACACATTAAATTCCATCATAGAGAATATACAAAAGAAAGTCGAATTGATGCCAGAAGAAAATCAAATACTAGACTTCAATAACTACTTAAAGAGATCACAGATAGAGAACGTAGCATCTATCTTTGAAAGTATAGTTACTGAAGCACTCAATCTAAATACCACTGAAAAGGGTAAAACAAAGGTTAACATCCTAGCAGGAAGATTTCAACCCTTCACCGAAGGTCACATGAAAGTTGTAGAACAACTATATAAAGCTAATGGTCTACCAACGTTTATACTTATTGTTAGGGGTAGCAAGTCTGATCCTACTAAAAATCCATTTGACGAAGATACTCAACTGGCAATGATCGGCTCTATACAGGGTCAAAATAAAATGATTGAAGGTGCCGCTGTAATTGGTACAGCAGGTATCGATACCATATTCAATGCTTTGAGACCTGCATATGAACCAGTTCTATGGGGTGCAGGAACAGATAGATTGAAAGCCTATAAGTATCAGATTGACAAATACAAAGAAGAGCTTAACGCTTTACCAGAACTTGATGCCTTTGAAATAAAAAGAGGTGACGAAGATATTAGTGCAACCAAGGTTAGAGAGGCGCTTAAAATAGACGATGAAAAGACGTTTAAGCAAATGACGCCAAGAGGTATGCATAAAATGTATGATGAGCTTAAAACAATCATGCAATCAATTAAAGAAAACAATTCATTTAGCCTATTAACCTTTAATGATTTCATCAATGAAAGTCTTATTACAGAGTCTGAAAAGGATGGAACTGTATGGGATATAGCATATGACAACTGGGCTTCAAGTGCTAAAGTAACACCAAGTAGAGTTGTTGCAGGTACAAAAGGTAGAGGTAAACCAAGTAAAGGTGAAGGTGAAGTTTTAAGAGCTGCATTTGGAGGTACATCGGTTGCTGAATCTAATATGACATCATATCTAAACAGCATCGGCGCTCCTACAGGCACATTTATGTTTGATAGTGTTTTACCCCCTAAACAAGGAAACTCTGGTGATTACTATACCTACTACATTAAATTCAAGAAACAGGTTACTTTATTAAATAAGTTTTCTTATAATAGAGGTGATAGCATAGTTTTAGTAGATGCCACAAAGGAGAGTAAGTCTGGCGAAACTGCAGTAATAGGTAAAAAGAAAGTAACACCTGATGAATTAAACTTAACTCAAAACTCTTATGAGAGTTCATTAGCTTATGCAAGTGTTATAGAATCCAGTATTAACACAACAAAATATCCAGATAATTATAAAAACTTCTTAAATGGTTTAGTTAAATCTATTACAGGCGACAGGTCAAATAAAAACCAATACGATAATGTAATGGATTTCCTAGAAAAAGGAACAGGTAAGTCATACACATACAAGATACCAGCGGATATTTTAGAAGGTATAGATTTGATATCAATATCCAATACTGCTAATGACTTTGGTGAAGTTTTAGGCGGCCTGCATTTATTTAATCTGGTTAGAAAGTATAAAAGCGGTGTTTCATTCCCTAAAGCATCAAATGCAGAACTTGTAGATTTTATATTCGATGGTTTACACATATCATCTAAGGCAGGTAGTAAAGGTGGAACACCTGCAGCAACTGGTCTTGTTAAAGCAATTACAGCTTTAGTAGATGCAGGTGAGTTAGCACTCGGCTCAAAGGAGCAAGATCTATACGATAACATTCTTAAGAAGATAGTTGATTTAAGCATATTTGGTTTCTATAACGAAATGCTGATGTCATATCTAAATAGCTCAGGAACTGCATACAATTACTTAATAAAAACTTCAGGTTTAGAACCATCTACCTTGACAAAGGAATCTATCATAGAGTGGTTGTATAGTCTACATAAGAACAAGGCCAATTTTATCAAGTTTTATGATGAGCTATGGAGCCTGTGTGGTACTAAGCCTAAAGAAATTACAGCTAAAGACCTTTATGAAAAATGGGATAACCTGAAGGATGAAACAGTATTTGGTGCGGTATTCTATCCATTAACTACAGTTGTTTCAAAATACCTAAATGAAAACTATGCTGAAGAGTTAACCACATTAGTTAATAAGTCTCAAGACCTGGCTCAGCTTTATTTGATATTTGATATTAAGAACGAAAGCATGTCCTTTATAAGTAAATCCTTTTCAGTAGCTCACTTTAAATTTGAGCCAAAGGGTTCTATCAATTACCCATTCAACGCTTCAATCGGTATAACAAGCGGTTCTGTATCTAAAAAATGAGATAAATAACAAAATGATAAATAACAAAATAACAAATAACCATGTTAAAAATCAAAGGTAGCCTAACAAGACATATTGCCAATAGAAAAGGAAGTGATGTGTATGATGCAGTATCTGAACTTGAGCAAATATTCATAGATTTAGCAACTGAAGAGGGTGTAATCGATCTAGACGAAATTGTATACACAGTTCTTGATATAATTGACTCTGCAGAAGAAGAAGAAAGAGATAAGATCCCTGAACTGGACCGATGAAATAAAAATAAATAAAAATCTACAAATGAAAAATTTTCAAACATTTAATCAATTCGTAAATGAAAATTTCAACCAAATAGACGAGGGTAAAATAGTTTACAAAAGAAACTATACAGAACAATACCCTGCAATGGTTGCTAATGAAAGAGCTGCGGTTAGAAATATAGTTCTAGACTCTATCAGAGATGGTGTTATAACCGAAGAAGAGCTTCAAAAGATATTATCTGAATCTGGAGCACACGACAGATGGTCTTCTAGAAATAGCCACTTCTTTAAAGTTACCAAAGAAGGTGTTAAACTATCTTCATATGGCTTTAAGATTTGGGAGCGCATCAAAAACGGTACTGCAGTAAACGAAGGTAGAGCCTTTGTTAGTGCATTGAAAGAAGCAAGAGAGAAAGGTGAAAAGACATTTGAGTTTAATGGTAAAACTTACAATGTATTGAAAGAGGCTAAATCTAATTCAAGCATTAAACATGAATTTACAACTAACGCAAAGAAAATTGAACAATACTTTAATCAAGGTATAGATGGCTATTATTTAGTTAAAGGCGGCGACCACGGTGAAAATGAAGAATACTGGGATCAGTCCGGTGTCGAAAAATGGATTTTATATTCACCTGACTGGGATAAGAAGATAGAAAACAAGTATGTTGAAGACGGCCTTACTAAAGTTGAGCTAGAAGACGGAGAATTTAACATTGGAAAGTATTAAATAAATTAGATAAATGCCAGCACAAAGTAAAGCACAGCAGCGTTTAATGGGTCAGGCATATGCCGTAAAGACAGGTAAGAAAGATCAGGATGAAGTAAGTGATAAAGTTGCAAGTCTTGCTAAAGGCATGACTAAAAAGCAACTTAAAGATTTTGCTTCAACTAAACATAAGGGTCTACCTGAAACTAAAGAAAGCTTTGTGCCAACTTTTGAAAGCTTCATAAATGAAGATTACGCCAGAGTCCATCCTAATCCTGGCATGAACGTAGGCGGCATGGGTCCTATAGTTATACCTGAAGTCGGCCCATATGGTACTACAGGTTCAGGTGACGTACCTGCACCATACTCAAAAAAGGATAAAGAACTCATGAAAAAAGGAAAGAAAAAAGGTGTAATGCCTGTTTCATTTACACCTAATAAGTATGATGAGTTCCTTAAACAATCTGACAAATAATAAAACATAGGCTCTGTCATCAGTATAACTTCATAAATACTAACATGAAGATATACAAAACAAGAGAGGTTAAAACACCTACAAGAGCCCATTCTAACGATGCAGGTTTTGACCTGTATATTCCAGAAGATTTCTTAGCGCAGGTATTGAATCCGGGTCAATCGGTTCTTATACCTTCGGGCATTAAAGCTAAAGTACCAAAGGGCCATGCTCTTATTGCATTTAATAAGTCAGGTATCGCCGCAAAGAAAAACCTTTTAGTCGGCGCAAGTGTAATTGATGAATCATATCAAGGTGAAATCCATATAGATCTACACAATGTCGGTAATACAGCCCAGGTTATTTCACCAGGCGACAAAATCATTCAACTGCTTTGTATTAAAATGAATTATGTACCTGTACAGGTTACTGAAAGTGAAGATGAGCTCTTTGGAGAAACAGTTTCAGAAAGAGGTGAAGGCGGCTTTGGTTCAACAGGTACTAAATAATTACTATGCTATTAGATATTGAACAACTTGAAAACCAAGTTACATTTAGTTTTTTCAATGAAAAGGGTGAAGTCGAATTAAAGACTTATGACACTACTGATTTTCCTAACTGGTATACATGTGAAGAAAATGACAGAAGACGTAGCATCCACAATATAAACTGGGATGGTAAACCAGTAAGAGCATCCTTTGAAAAGAAAATATCTAAACATGGTCTTATTGAATTTATTGAAAGGTTGCCAACCGAAGACAGTGAAAGAATCTTTGGATATAATTTCCCGAAGACTTTCTTTTTCGATATAGAAACCGAAGTAACTGATGGCTTTCCAGAGCCTGAACTAGCAAATAACAAGATTTTAACCATATCTGTAGTCTCACCTAACCATCAGGTAGTCGTGTTAGGTCTTAAAGACTTTGATCAGAAATCACAAGACAAGGTTAAAGCTGATACTAACAAATACTTTGAGAAGTTTGGTATCAACTGGGATATTAAGTACATTAAGTTTAATACAGAGTATGATCTAGTCTATACATTCATGCATAAGTTCATGCCTAAGTTTCCAATGCTTAGTGGATGGAACTGTATTAACTTTGACTGGAAGTACATAGTTAACAGATGTAAGCGCCTGCAAATTGATCCAGCTGAGGCATCGCCAACCTGTGCTTTAACAAGAGATGGGCTGCCATACCATATAGGTATTGTCGACTATATGGATCTTTATTCCAACTGGGATAGAACAGTATCAGTAAAAGAAAACAACCAGTTGAATACTGCGGCAATGCAAACAATTGGTGTTGGTAAAATTAAGTACGATGGTGGTTTACAACAGCTATATGAAGATGACTACCAAAAATATCTTTACTATAATGCAGTCGATAGTATTCTGGTATATTTGATTGACCAGAAACTTAAAACATTACATGTAGTTCTTACACTTTCTAATATATGTAAGATCAGCTTTTATAAAGCAGGTTCACCTGTAGCAATTACAGAATCGCTTATTGCAAGAAACCTTCTTGTTGGAGGTAAAGTAATGGCAGTTAAGCCTTACCAAAAGGAAAAGGAAAAGAATGAACAATATACCGGAGCCTTTGTGAAGCAACCGGTTGTTGGTAAGCATAGGGCCGTAGCCTGCTTTGACTTTGCATCTCTATACCCATCCATTATGAGACAGTTCAATATTTCGCCAGACTCTTTTATTGAAATGGCACCTGCCAGTAAAATTGATAGCTTTGATAAAAAAGACTTTACTGCTACTTCAACTGGTGCTGTTTATCAAAAAGAGCCATCAATTTTGAAAAAAGTACTTACTGATCTATATGCAAAGAGACGTGAGTACAAAAAGAAAATGCTTGAGTACAAAATTGAACTCGAGGAAATTTCAAAAAAACTGAAAGAAAAGGCTTAATTTTGCTTGAAAAAAATATATACTCTACAAAAAATAAATAAAAAAAGACAGAATTTCTATGGAATTATCTAATCAGATCCTGAGTGACATTACAGTGTACATGAAATACTCTAGGTATCTACCTGAATTTGAAAGAAGGGAAACATGGGATGAGTTGGTTACCCGTAATATGGAAATGCATATTAAAAAATATCCAGAACTTGAATCTGAAATTAGAGAAAAGTATCAAGCGGTATATGACAAGAGGGTTCTACCTTCAATGCGTTCATTACAATTTGGTGGTAAGCCAATTGAAATTAGCCCTAATCGTATTTACAATTGCGCATACCTACCTATCGATGACTGGCGTTCATTTGGTGAAGTAATGTTTTTATTGCTCGGTGGAACTGGTGTAGGTTTCAGTGTACAGAAACACCACATAGAAGAACTACCTGAAATTAACAAACCAAATCCTAATCGTAAGAGAAGATTTTTAGTAGCAGACAGTATTGAAGGTTGGGCGGATTCTATCAAAGTTCTTATGAAGTCTTACTTCTTTGGTGGTTCTACTATTGACTTTGATTTTAGAGATATTCGACCAAAGGGTGCTAAACTTATCACATCAGGTGGTAAAGCCCCAGGTCCACAACCTCTTAAAGAGTGTTTAATTAAAATCGATGGTATCTTATCACAAAAAGAAAACAATGACAGACTTAACACAATTGAGGTACATGATATTATCTGCCATATTGCCGATGCAGTACTTGCAGGTGGTATTCGTAGAGCAGCTCTTATTAGTTTATTTAGCGCTGACGATGAAGATATGATATCGTGTAAATCAGGTAGCTGGTGGGAATTGAATCCGCAAAGAGGTCGTGCAAATAACTCAGCAGTGCTAGTTAGAAATAAGGTTACAAAGGAGTTCTTCCTAGATATCTGGAAAAAGATTGAAGCCTCTGGTTCTGGTGAGCCAGGTATTTATTTCACTAACGATAAAGACTGGGGTACTAATCCTTGTTGCGAGATAGCATTAAGACCCAATCAGTTCTGTAACTTAACTGAAGTAAACGTATCAGATGTTGAGTCACAAGAAGATCTAAATGCTAGAGTAACAGCTGCTGCATTTATCGGTACACTTCAAGCTGGTTATACAGACTTCCATTATCTTCGTCCAGTATGGCAACGTACTACAGAGAAAGATGCTCTTGTTGGTATTGGTTTAACTGGTATTGGTAGCGGTCAAGCTCAAAAGTTCTCACTTAAAGAAGCAGCAGAGTGTGCTAAAGAAGAAAATGCAAGAACAGCGGCTATGCTTGGTATCAATAAAGCTGCACGTGTTACTACAATCAAACCAGCAGGTACCAGTTCATTAACATTAGGCTGCTCATCTGGTATTCATGCATGGCATAATGATTACTACATGCGCCGAATCAGAGTAGGTAAGAATGAAGCAATCTATCAATATCTTGCTATCTACCATCCTACGCTAGTTGAAGATGAGTATTTCCGTCCACATGATACAGCTGTCATCTCAATTCCACAGAAATCACCTAAGGGTTCTATTCTAAGGCATGAATCAGCGTATGATCTTTTAGAAAGAGTTAAATGGTTCTACAACAACTGGATTAAAACCGGTCATATAACTGGAATGAACACCCATAATATCTCAGCCACTGTAAGTATTAAGTCAGAAGAATGGGAAGGAGTTGGTGAATGGATGTGGGAAAATAGAACATGTTATAATGGCCTTTCTGTTTTACCTTACGACGGTGGTACTTACATACAAGCCCCATTTGAAGACTGCACTGAAGAGAAATATCATGAAATGATGGAATCTCTTACACAAGTTGATCTATCTAGAGTAATTGAAGTAGATGATAATACAGATCTTAAAGGTGAAGTAGCCTGTGCAGGTGGTGCCTGTGAGATAAAATAATTGAAACATAATTATCAAGCACAATATAAATCAAAAATCGAAATAAAATGGAAAAGTTTAACAACATTAAATCATTGCTCGAGTCAGTAGAAAAAGATGCAGAATCTTTTTATGCAAAAGGTAACAAGTCTGCAGGTACACGTCTTCGTGGCGCAATGCAAACTTTGAAGCAAATGGCTCAAGAGGTTCGCACCGAAGTTCAAGAAATTAAGAACGGCGAACAAGCTTAATACCTTACTTTACTGGTTAAAAAAGCCTCAGTCTTCTGACTGAGGCTTTTTAGGGTTGAAACTATTACATACTGTTTAGTATAACAATAAAGCATTTTTCATGGAAATAAAACTTACAAGAGTTGATGTTGAAGCACTGTCTTCATTCATCTCGAAACTAACATCTATCGACAAATTCGTCTATCTAAAAATCAACGGCGAAAGTCTAATATCAAGTGTATATCTACCGGAAAGGGACGCAGTTAAAGTCCAAGAGGTTCCAGTTGATGAAATCTTTAGCTTTGAAAAGCAACCTGATAAAAACTTGAAAATCTCATTTTTCAATGGTTCTAAAATAAATGAAGCACTTAGAAACTTCAGTGATACTGATGCTTCTGAATTAACAGGAGTTGTTGAATGCGCTGAAATGGAAGGTGAGTTGATTGCAACTAAAATTAAAATATCTAGCACAGACCTTACACTTTCACTTGCTTGCAGTGACCCATCGTTAGGTTTTATTGACCTAACTAGCGAGCAGGTTAAAGTTATCTTTAGCAAAAAGGATCTTATGTTTGATTTTGATCTAGAACCTTTCATGCAAACTAAGATCAGTTCACTTTTCAACTTAGATAAAGACTCTGATACATTCAAAATCCAGTATACACACGATTCTGTTCGAGTGAAAGGCGATTCATTTGATGCTAAAATTACACAAACAGATGCGACTGCAGGCGATGTAAACGGAGCGGAAGTTATGCTTTATAAAAAGTACTTCAATCTACTGGATAAAGAAAGCTATGTAGTGTCAGTGTGTCTTAATAAACTAATCTTTAAATCAAAAGATAGCAATACACTATTAACAGTATCAGTTTGTTCAAATGACTAATCTAGATAACCTATCAGTAGAAGATCTTAAACAGAAATATAAAGATACTGAAGACTTAGTTAATCAGTACTACAACCAAGAGCAATCTGTTAAGCGAATACTTAACTCGATATACGGTGCATTCGGTAATGAGTACTTCTATTTCTTCAATATCAATATTGCTGAAAGCATTACATTGCAAGGTCAGAATGCCATTCTGTATACTGAAAAGATGGTTAATCTTTACTTTAAAGATTTTTGGCATAAAGACAAAGAGCTGCATGAAAAGATGGGCATCGAAGTAAAAGGCCAGGTATTAAAGCCTGTTGTTATTTACATTGATACAGACTCGTGTTATCTTTCCTTTGAAGAAGCTATCGTTAAGTCTAACTGGCAAGGAACTGAGAAAGATTTCATTCTTGAGATCTATAAAAATCGTCTTAATGCTTACATCAAGCGTGTTCTACAAAAATACGCTGACGGATATGTTACTGAAAACTTCTTGGACTTTGAGCTTGAATCAATTGCCAAGAATGCAATTTGGCTGGCTAAGAAAAAATACATTCAGAATATTGTATGGGCCGATCCAGGTAATCACTATGACCCATTGACTAAAATTAAAACCAAGGGTTTTGAGATTATACAATCATCTACTCCGCTTTTCGCAAGAAAGAGATTAAATGATGCAATCAAACTTATACTCGGCAAAGACAATATAGAGCTTTCTGAAATTGTACAATTCTTAAAAGAGGCAAAGAAAGAGTTTAAGATAGCAAACATCGAAGACATCTGCTTTAGCTTAAGAATGAATAACTATGAAAAGTACATTGTCAGTGATGTTAATACATTTGAGTTTGCTTCCGGTTGTCCAATGACCGTAAGATCAGCAGGCTATTATAACTTCTTACTTAACAGCTCTAAGTTTAAGAACAAGTATCAGTTGATTGGTAACGCCGAGAAGTTAAAGATGTATGAAACAACTGATAAGGATTGTAACGTATTTGCTTTCAAGGCTGGATCATATCCATATGAATTTGCACCTACTATAGATTATGAAGCACAATTTGAAAAATGTATGATCGAACCACTAAATCGTGTGTTAAGTGCAACAGGTCTAAAAACATTAGACCGTAATTTAATATACAGCACTGCACTTTTCTGATATAAAATAAAAATAATAATATGGCAAAAACATTAAAAACTAAAGGCGAATTTAGTTTCGAAGACTTAAATAAAGAGCTTGCGAAAACCAGCTCATTGGGTTCAGTAATGGACATTAGTGAATTTAGCGAAATTGACAAATACATGCATAGCGGTAATTACCATTTGAATGCATGTCTTACTGGTTCAATTCGAAAGGGATATCCAAGCAATCGTTCAATTGCATTAGCAGGCCCATCAGGTACCGGTAAAACGTATCTTATCTTAAACACAGTTAAGCACCACATTGCAGATGATTACTATGTAATCTATTTTGATTCAGAGAACGCTGTTGACAAAGAGCAAATGGTTAAGTTCGGTATTGATACCAGTAAAGTTCGCTATGAACCAATCGGTACAGTTGAAGAGTTTAGAACCATTGTAACTCAAACATGTCAAACACTTATCGATGCAAAGAGAGGTGGTTATGAAATACCGCGTATCCTATTTGTATTAGACTCTGCAGGTAACCTTGCCTCTAAGAAAGAAGTTGATGATGCGATATCAGGATCTGATAAGGCAGACATGTCTAGATCTAAGAAAATGAAGTCTATCTTCCGTATTATCATGAATAAGATGGCAGAGATTAAAGCTACATTTATCTTCAGTAACCACGTTTACATGACTCAAGACTTTTACCCAGAAGCGAAAGCAGGAGGTGGTACAGGTCCAGAGTATGCAGCATCTATTATCCTGTTCTTAAGCAAAGCTAAATTAAAAGAGGTTAGGAAAGTAGACGGTAAGAAAGTAACTGAACAGACAGGTATCATTGTAACAGCACGTCCAAATAAAAACAGATTTGCTAAACCAACTTCAATTAAATTCCAAATCCCTTTTAATAAAGGAATGAACGAATATGTTGGCCTAGAAAATTACATTTCATGGGAAACTTGCGGTATTCAAAAAGGTTATGTGTATTCTGAAAAGGAATATACTAAACTAAAGGAGAAAGACCAAATCGGTTTAGTTCCATTCACATATACTGATACTGAAACGGGTGAAATAACCACCAGATATTTTGAAGCATCTGAATCTTCTAACAAAATAGTAGTAAGACACCTAGGTCGAACTATTGATAATGCCGAGTTTTTTACAGACAAGGTATTTACAACAGAAGTGCTCGATGCAATCGACGCTCATATCCAACCATTGTTTAACTACGGAATAGAAGATGCCGGTATTGATGAATTTGATATCGATGACGAAACTATTTTTGAAGACGACGCAGAATAATGTTTGATCCAGGTAAAATAAAGCTGAAGTATATTCTAGGTATTCACAAAGACTTACCTGGCTATCCGACAGGTGAAGACATAATGTACTTTGCAATTAAGCGCCACTATGAAAAAGATGGTTCTGACGATATTACATTTACAGATAACTTCATAATCAAGAAACTCGGTCAAGAGCATTTAGATACCATCGTTGAATCACTGAATAAGCTGGTCAACGATGGTTATCTAGCTATAACCAGAGAAACAAAGGACAGTACTACTTATAAAGTACTTATAAACGATTACATTAAAAATGCAATTTAATTCAAATTACGAGAAGCTATTTTTTATATTCTGTCTAAAGCAGCCAAAGTATTTGTCGATAATAGGTGACGGTTTCTTTACCAATCCTGATATCGACATCTTGGCATTCTTAGCCAAGAAGTTTTATGAGAAATTTTCTGAGCCGCCGACATCGTCTCAGATGAAACTTCTTGTTCAAAACTCTAAAAAGGCCAAAGATAAAGTCACAGAAAATATAATTGACACGGTATACGATGTTAATCTAAGTGACTATGATGAGGACTGGTTAGAAACTACTGCAGAGTCCTGGATAAAATGGAGGAACTTTGACAAAAGCCTTATTGACGGTATTGAATATGTAAAGACGGCCAATGTTACACCAGACAATGTTGAATCTATTATTTCTAAATTCAGAGAGGTTATCAATGATAGAAATAAAATTAACTTCGACAAGGATCTCGGTCTAGACTTCTTTAATCCAGATGCCCACATCCAACACACATCAGATAAGATATCTTCAGGATATTCATTTATTGATAGAGTGACAAATGGCGGTTATGATCCATGTTCTCTTGTTGTATATGCCGGTGAACAAAATGTCGGTAAATCTATATGGCTTGCTAATGAAGCAGCAAACTATGTAAGACTAGGTTACAATACAGCTTTTGTTACAGCTGAGATGGCAGGTCATAAAGTTATTAAAAGAGTCGGGGCTAATCTCCTTAATATATCTATGTCAGAATACGACACCAAGTCTAAAGACGTAGTTTTTATGAAGAGAAGATTGGAAAATGTGGGCGATGGCCTACTCCCACCTGGTAGATTATTCGTTAAAAAGTTTCCAACCAGCCAAGCCTCCGTACCTGATATTGAAAACTATTTGCTAGATCTAGAAGAAACGACAGGTGCAAAACTAAGAGCAGTTGTTATAGACTATATCAATATTCTTTGTAACCATAGAAATCCAAATAGTGAAAACACCTATATGAAGATCAAGCAGATAGCTGAAGATCTTCGAGCAATGGCTGATAGAAATAAATGGTTAATTGTAACAGCTACTCAGATTAAAAGAGGTGCCTACAACTCAACAGATATTGGAATGGAAGATATATCAGAATCTGCAGGTCTATCGCATACAGCCGATATGATGTATGCTATCATTCAAGATGAGCTAATGCATTCTGAACATGAATACTGGTTAAAGATACTGAAAATAAGAGACGGTGAAGGTAAAAACTTAAAATGTAAATTCAATATAAACTACGACTATATGCGACTGAATGAGACTAATGAAACATCCAGTTCAGGTATAAATTAAATATATGAGAACAAAAAGAGATAAAATATTCGATAATAAATTCGATGAAACAGAGTACGATTCACAGCCGATAGCATTTAGGGTAGATTCTTCATATGATGGGGATTCAAGTGTGGAAGATACTGTACATGACTCGATTCTTTTTGAGAAAGTTGAAACACTTATTAAAAATAGTAAGTATTCAGAATACGCTGAGTATGATAAAATCAACCCCGATAAGCTCAGTAAATCATCCATCAATGAGATATATGTTTACATAAGTCAAAATGTAAATGAATATACTAAAACCGAAATCTTTTCGGTACTGTCTGATTTTCTAGATGTTGCACCCAACAAATTCTACAACTCCCTAAGTAATATTGCAAAAGAGGAGTTAATACTTGAGCTAGATAAAAAACTAAATATCCTTGACAAAAAGGGTATACGTAAATTATTTTAACATGGCTAAAAGAATATTCATTCTAGGCGACGTGCACTTTGGTATAAGAGCTAGTAGCATGGAATGGTTTGAAATAACCAAAAGTTACTTTGAGGATTTTTTTATCCCAATGCTAAAAGAGCATTATAGACCCGGTGACGTGTTCGTTCAACTAGGTGATGTTTTTGATAACAGGCAGTCAGTTAACTTAAAATTTAACAACTATGCCATAGATGTGTTTTCAAGAATATCTGAAATAATTGAAACACATATTATCGTCGGTAACCATGACATTTACTATAAACATAGTAATGATGTCTCTTCGTTAGACAGCTTTAAGTATATTCCTAATCTTCATGTCTATAAACAACCACATGTCGTAGACTTTGGCAAAGCTAAATGTCTTATGTTACCATGGTGTTCAACACCTGAAGTCGAAGCCGAGTATCTAGTAAAATATGCCGGCAAAGCCGATTATATCTTTTCACATAGTGAAATGAAAGGATTGATGCTTAATAAAAAATCAAAGCAAGAGCATGGGACGCCTGTCGGTAAATTCGCTGAATATATTAGAGTCTATTCTGGCCATATACATTATGCCCAAAAGAATAAGAATGTTGTTATGGTAGGTAATGCATATCAAATGACGCGTTCAGATGGCGATAATTCTAAAGGTGTTTACATTCTAGATTTAGAAACAGGTGACCATCAATTCATTGAAAATAATTATACACCAAAATTTGTTAAGCTCAATTTAACAAAGATACTTGACAAGACTATAGATGAGATTAAAGAGTTGATGAAAAATAACTTTGTCGATCTCTATATTGCATCAGATATTCCAATCAAATATAACCTGTCGAGTTTTATGGCCATGGTACAAGCCGAGGCCAGAAAAATAGAACCAAATATCTATGATGAGAAAACATACATAGACATTGATTCTATTACAGAAGAAGTTCAAAATGGATATAAGAACTTCAACGTTATCAATCTCTGTAATAAGTTCGTTGAAAGCATGAATATAGATGATGATAACAAATCTAAATTAACTATGACAATCGAAAAGCTTTATAACGATTGTAGTAACAAATATAAAGCAGAATGAAGATAGAAGAAATTTCATTTAAGAACTTTGCATCATACGGAAACCAAATACAAACACTTGAATTTGATAAAAATAAAAGTTCATTGTATCTGGTTCTTGGCGGTAATGGTTATGGTAAATCTACTATAGCCAATGCAATCATCTATGGGCTTTATGGTAAGCTAGAAGATTTTAATTTACCTGACCTTCCTAACAGAATCAATAAAAACCTGTGGGTTCGTATCAAGCTTAAATGTGGGAAAAAAAGCGTGATAGTTGAAAGAGGTATCGCACCTAAGCTTTTTAATGCTACCGTTGATGGTGTTGAGCTAGATCAAGCAGGTATGAGTAATGTTCAAGACTACTTAGAAAATGAAGTCTATGAAATACCATACCACGTTTTCAAAAATATAATCATTCTTTCAGTAAATGACTTTAAGTCATTTTTGACAATGAGCCCAAAGGACAAGAGAAATATCGTCGATAAGCTTTTTGGCTTTTCAATTATCAATGACATGTATACCCGTGTCAAGGATATGAAAAAGGAAATTAAAGACGAATTGAAATCAATTGAAGATGAGCTGAGAACGATTGAGGCCTCTATCACTTCTACGTCTAATAAAATAGAAGAACTAGAAAAGATATCTGCAGACCAGGATAAAGAAAAGATAATTGCACTTAAAGCCGAAGTGTTAACACTTAACTCCGATAAGAAAAAACTTGATGAAGCAAATGAAAGGCTTTCTAAGTTACATGACGAAATCGAAGAGCAGATCAGCACTAAGAACGATGAGTACAACAAAAATAACGAGGTTCTAAATAACGCAAAACGTAAACTGAAGTTGTATGAAAATAAAAAATGCCCGACCTGTGAGTCACCTCTTGATGAAGGCATACATCTTCATATAAAGCAACAGAATGAAATGATTGCTGTGACAATGCCATCAGTTATCTCACAAATACAACAGGACATAACTGATCTTAAAGGTAACTTTTCCGAGAATAGGAAAAAGCAAAACGCAGTTTCAAATAAAATATGGGATCTAAACTCTAGAATTAACACAATTAAAAGTGAGCTGGTTTCTATATCAAAAGGTTTAGAAACAAGCGGTCAGTTTACGCAACTGAATAGCCTTGTAGATGAGTTCAAGAAAAATAAAAGAGAAAAACATCTTGTTTCAATGACCAGATATGATGAAGACAATTTCATGTCTCTGGTTGAAATGGTATTAGGTGATGACGGTGTTAAGAACCTAGCGGTTAAAACAATACTACCGGGTCTTAACACATCAATTGCCCAAATGGTTTCTGAAATGCACTTAAGCTTTCATATAAGGTTTGATGACAAGTTCAATTGTCTTATCAATCACCTGGGTGAAGATGTCAATCCTAAAACTTTAAGTACTGGTGAAAGAAAGAAGGCGGACTTTATTATTGTCATAGCAATTATTAAACTCCTAAAGCTTAGATTTCCGCAACTTAACATTTTATTCTTAGATGAGATTTTTAGCTCAGTTGATGCGGATGGTGTCTATAGCATACTAAAGATTCTGAATAAAGTAATCAAAGAGAATAACCTTAATACTTTTGTTATCAACCACACCGTACTGCCACTTGAAATATTCGATAAAAAGATAGAGATTTACAAGGATAATGGTTTTAGCAAATTTACAGTTGAGACAATCAACTAAGATATATAAACCGTAGAATCAATAAATGGCAACGTATAATCTCAAATTTAATAAGGACGACAGTGTCATCAGACACGTCATAGTTGGTTTACTTGCCGACCTAAACAACAAGGTTTATTACTATATCCAAAGGACAGAAGATAACCGAGAAAGGGTTCCTATACCTTTTCACTACGCAATAACAGGCAGTGAAGCTTTCTTATATGATAACTTCTTACAGGACTCGTTGCTTGACCCAGGTAATCAAGTGGCCATGGGTAATTATAATAAGTTACCTATCGGTATTATAAACATGACAAGCATGAATATCGATTCTGCGTCTTTGCTTAACAAATATGTAAGAGGTACTTATGTAAAAGAAATGCCTGATCAGACTGTCAGATCATTTATTTCACAGTTTCAGATGATACCTGTTACTATGAATTTTGACTGTACTATAAAAGTTGATAGTAATCTAGACCAATTTAAAGTTGCAGAATCTTTGATAAAGATTCTATATAAAAGCAATCAATTTAATGTTGATGCTGGTACACTACAGGAAGGTACATTTAGATTGGCTTCATACTATAAGTTTCCTGAGGATCAAGCTTTTGAAAGGCCAATACAGTTTGGCTTTAATGATCAAAAGCAATACACTATAACATTTTCTATTGAAATGCTTTCGTTTATACCTTCATTTGAGAAAAGTGATGAACAGTACAGCGGTAATAGAATGTTTAACATCGATAATCCCGGTTATGTTGTACCTAATATTGAAAAAGATAAAGGTCTAGTTATACCGGATGGAGATAGTGCATTCAATGAAACCAATCACTAATATGCGCAATATATAACAAAAATCAAAGGTCTGATATGTCAAAAGTAAACGAGCAATTTACGCTTAACTATAGTAACCCAGCTAATAACTTTGGGTCTAATAATCTTAGAGATCTTATTCTAGTCCTACATGAGTCTGGTAAAAATCAAGAAATGATTTTTAACGTACTTAACATGATAGGTGTAGACAAGCAAAAAGCGTATGAAGCTATCGAGTGTTATGTACCAAAACAAACAAAAGATACAATTATAAAAATGGAACTAAAAGAAAAAATAGAAGCTAGCAAGGAAGTTTTAGATAAGCTTAATACACTTTCTACTGAAGACGATTCTCTAAAGAAAGCGACTAAGCAACTTAGCGAAACTGTTGCTGAACTTATCGGTAATGAAAAAGCTAAGGCTAAAAAGTCAAATGCTAAGAATACTGAAATGAAGCTGGATCTTAAAGGAAAGCTTTCAAGCCTTAAGGCTATCACAGAAAAGATGGGCGGTTCATTCCATACATCTTCATTGAAGTCGCTTCTAGAAAAATACTCGAAGATTATAGCATCTTCTAACTATTCACATCCTCATATTGCAAAGGGTTTGGTTTTCGAAACTAAAGACTATATGTGGATTGAATCAATTGCATCAGTAGTAAATGAAATTTCAAGTTTCCTAAATGAAAATGTAATTAGCATTCAAATTGATGCAGCTTATACAAAGCTTAAAACATCTAACAGAAATGCTTACTTCTCACAGGCATTCCCAGTTCTTGAGGATTTGATGTGCCTTACAGAGTCTGAAATCAGAGAGAAGGCTAAATACTCACTTACAGTACACACCTGGATTCCTGAGATTAAAGCTATTATTGAGAATATCAACTCATTGCAAAATGATGTAAATGAGACCCATGACCATGTTGTTGTGAAAAAATATTCACCTATTATTGAAAATAACGGTAGCCATATCTTCAGTGTATCAGGTAGCATATTCAAAATGCATGATGGTCAAATTTCAAGAATTAGCCCACAGGAAGTAGGTGCAGCATACCTTACACTCGTTGCAGTAGAGGAGAATGCTAGGTTCTCAGACAATAAAATGACATTCTACAGAGGAAATCATGTATATGAAATTCAATTAAACGAAAGCAGTAGAGACTTCTTCGTAGATGGAAGACAGCTTGTATTCACAGAAAAGTCACAGCTTAAAAATCTTCTAGTATCTACTTGCCATTTCGATCTAAACGAAATGAACAAGACGGATATGTTGGTTGCAGCATATGAGCACGCTGATAAATTTGTTGAACTTGATTTTGTTTACAGTATTAACCATAGACACAAACATAGTCTTACTGCAAACATTATGAGATTAGGTGAGAACATCTATATCAATAAGATCAACAAGGCAATGGCAATCAATGAGTTCTTTAAAGCAGAGAACGCTACTAAAGCGGTTCAGATCGTAAAAGAGTTCATTAACTATGACATCAGCGTAGTTGTAGAAGATTTACTTTCAGAAGATGTTAAGAGTGCAAAAATTCTTGAAAGTAAAAAGAATGAGTTGTTCGATAAAATCAATTTCCTAAAAGAGCAAAAAAGCGAGCTTAGTAAAGAAGATATGAAAAATCAATATATCTCTGAAGCAAACAAACTTATAACTGAAGAAATTGAAAAATTCGAAAAAGAACTTAACATACTTCTTTAAACTAGACACAATCTATTAAATAGCAATAAGCGGACTTAACAGTCCGCTTATTGTGCGTTGAAACAACTGCAATTATTTGCATATAAAATAATATACTTTAATGGTAGATATTGATCCTAATAATAACAACACACTTGATATGATTGCACTTGAAATAGAAAGAGAAATTCAGTCTAAGAAAACCAAACCAAAGGCTAAGAGAAAAAAAGAATACCTTAACAATAAGGATCTTTATGATGAGATTGTAAAATCCAAAGATCAAGATAAACTTACATCTACTGCGGAAAAAATGCTCATGCTTCTTGCAGAAAGGGCAATCACCAAAATGAAGTATGTTAGTTTAGATGATAAGAAGGATTGTTTGGCTTTTGCTATGCTAGATCTTTTAAAGTATTGGAGAGGTTTTAATCCTAAATATAAAAATGCGTTTGCATACTTTACAGAAATCGCAAAGAAGGGTTATGCAAAGGGCTGGAATAAATTATATCCTAAGAAGTATAATGGTACTGTCAGTATAGATGGTAGTATGGATTCTGAAGGTATCTACTCGATATAATGTCAATCAAAAATCTTAAACCAGAAAGAGGCCAATTTAAGCAAGGTTTTTACCAGGACTTAAATGGTAAATATGTAGGTCCTAGACCAATCATATACAGATCTAGCTGGGAGTATAAATTTATGATTTACTGCGACAAGAATGAAGACGTTATTCAATGGGGTTCTGAACCTATCAAGATAAGATACTACAACCCTCTTACAAAAAAGTATCACAATTACTATCCTGATTTTTATATGAAAATTAAAAAGAAGGATGGTACTGAAAAGAAATATATTGTAGAAATAAAGCCATCAGCACAATTAAAAAAGCCTAAACCGCCTAAGAGAGTGACAGAGAAAGCTTTAAACAACTATAGTTATGCCGTCAACCAATACACTAAAAACGTATTCAAAGCAGAGGCTGCAAAAAAGATTGCAGAAAGCATTGGCATGGAGTATATTATACTAACCGAAAAAACTCTTAAATAATGGCTACACTATCACAAGAGGTTAAAAACTTTGTACAGAATGCCAGAGGGTTAGATAATGCAAAGACTGCTGCAAATCAATGGTATAAAACAGTCGGTAAGAGTAAGGGCGACACTAGCATACAAACATATGCTGGACCATTCCAACCAGGTAAAATATACATTTTCTGATATCAGGATCCTGTAACAAAGGAAAGACTTGAACAATGGGATGCTAATCCGGTAGTATTAAGTCTAGGCACAGTTGATGGAAATGACATAGGCGTTAATCTTAATTATCTACCACAGGATATTAAACTTAGAGTTTTAGATAAAATTTATAAAAGCTTTGGTTCTAAAATAGAAGAACAGGAAAGTAAAAAACCAGGTCAGGCAAAAGCGCAGAAGCCTATTCTTTCATTTAATGAAAAAACAATAATGAAGTTTCTGAATACTGCTGGACTCGGTTATGCTATAAAAAGATATGTTACAAATCTAAGGCAAAGCACAAAAGTAGTATCAGCTGAAGGATGGGTCTATATCCCTCTTCTTAATCTGGCTCAATTTAAGAAAACAGATATCAGAAAGGTACAGTCAGGATATAGCAAATATATAAACAAGAAAAAATAATTTAGATGGCAGGATTCCTAGATAGATTCGGACCCTTTAGTAAAAGATTTTCAATTTCAAAGTCATTGCAAAATCTGAGTAGCCTGG